CGTGCCTACGTGGTTGCGGGTGAGGTTACTTCACAACAGAACTTAAACAGACGCAGAGCAAGAACAGCAACATTCGGATAATGAAAGTAATTGAATTAGTTTTAGAGGACACGGAAGGGCTTAATGGCATCAACGCCATAAGCATCGTTGAGCATCCCGCTATTGAGGAGAACTTTATTACGTTGTCGAAAGAACACGAAGTACAGTTCGCCAAGCAGGACGAGGAGAAGCGAATCCTTATGGGCGCAGCTTTGATTCCCAACAAGACCATCTACCGCAACCAAGGCGGGGAAGAGTTTTACGTTTACTTCTCAAAGGAGACGGTACGCAAGGCATCCGAACTATTCCTTATGCGTGGCTACCAAGGCAACACAACGCTCGAACACGCAGCGGAGCTTAATGGCTTGTCGGTTGTTGAATCTTGGATTATTGAAGACCCCAAAAAGGACAAGACGGCTATCTACGGAATGGAGTTGCCCGAAGGTACTTGGATGGTTTCAATGAAGGTCAACAACGAGGACGTTTGGGAGAACTACGTTAAAACAGGACGTGTAAAGGGCTTCAGCATCGAGGGCTATTTTGTTGATAAGTTGCAAATGGAATCCCACTTGGAACGCATCGAGGAAGAAGAAGCCGAGTTCCTGCTTTCTAACATTATTGCCAAAATCAAAAAGGATGGCCGCCTAAAAAGCAAGAAGCGAATCGAAATGGAATCGTACAGCGACTACCCAGAGGCGGTACGCAACAATGCAAAGCGTGGCATTGAACTAAACGAGAAAGGCGGTAACAAGTGCGCTACGCAAGTCGGCAAGATACGAGCGCAACAACTCGCAGATGGTAAGCCAATAAGCGTAGAAACAATTAGCCGTATGTACTCATACCTATCAAGAGCCGAAACATACTACGACGAAGGCGATACCGAAGCGTGTGGTACTATTAGCTACTTGCTATGGGGCGGGCTTGCCGCAAAGCGTTGGTCTGAATCTAAATTAAAAGAACTCGGTAAATTATGAAAGAGACACCATCCCGCACCTCACCCAAGAACGGCAAGCGTGGCTGCCTGTGCAAAAACAACACCTATTCCTCCAAATGCTGCGATGGTTCGCTCCGAGCGCAAGGAGTAGGGCCAGTGAACAAAGCCCCGAATTTGTAACAATCCAATAACCATTTAATTAATTCGAGTATGAAGGCAAGTGAAATTTTCACCAAATTCTTTGCGGAGCTTTCCGCAGTAGAAGAAGAAGTTAAGTTGGCGCAAGCCAAGCTTGACAACGGCACTGTCCTTGAGGCTGAAGCATTTGAAGCAGGCCAACCCATCTTTATCGTTAGCGAAGAAGACCGCATCGCCGTTCCAGTAGGAGAATACCTTATGGAAGACGGACGCGTTCTTGTCGTTACCGAAGAAGGTATCGTTGGCGAGATTAAAGAAGCAGAAGCCGAAGAGGAAACACCAGAGGTAGAAATAGAGGTTGAGGCCGCTATGGAGCCGTCTGTTGAAGACAAAATCAAAGAGGTGGTTATGCCCCTCATTGAGGAAATGAAGGCGGAGTTGTCCGCTATGCGTGAGGAAATGGGTGCATACAAGAAGAAGCAAGAAATGTCTTCTGACGTACCAGCCGCTTCCCCTATTAAACATAACCCAGAAGGAAAGACGAAAGAGGTTGTAAACCTGTCGCAGAATGCGCCAGAATCCGCCCTTGACCGAGTTCTTGCACGTATTAACAAATAAATCAAACATAAAAAATGGCTACGACCACTTCAATCACTACTACGTATGCTGGCGAATTTGCCGGTAAATACGTTGCCGCTGCTCTTTTGAGCGCACCTACCTTGGACAAAGGTCTCATCGAGATTATGCCCAACGTATACTACAAATCCGTTATCCAAAAGGTTAACACCGATGACATCCTGAAGGACGCTACTTGCGACTTCGACCCAACGTCTACCGTGACCTTGACCGAGCGTGTTTTGACCTTGGAAGAGTTCCAAGTTAACTTGCAGATGTGCAAGAAGGACTTCGAGCAAACTTGGCAGGCCGTAGAGATGGGTTATTCTTCTTTTAAGAACGTACCTGCTTCTTTTACTGACTTCATCGTTGCCTACGCTGCTGAGCGTGTTGCTGCTCGTATCGAGCAAAACATCTGGTCTGGCGTTAACGCTTCTGCCGGTCAGTTCGCAGGATTCCAAACCTTGTTCGCTGCAGATTCTGACGTTATCGATGTAACCGGTACCACCGTTACTGCTTCTAACGTAATCACCGAGTTGGGTAAGGTAGTTGACGCTATCCCTGCTGCTTTGTACGGTAAGGAGGACTTGTACTTGTACGTTCCTCAGAACGTGGCTAAGGCCTACGTACGTGCTTTGGGTGGCTTTGCTGCTTCCGGAGTAGGTGCAAATGGTGTTGACAATGCTGGTACCACTTGGTTCAACAACCAGGAGTTGTACTTTGACGGAATCAAGGTTGCCGTTGCAAATGGTTTGTCTTCCAACAAAATGGTTGCCGCACAGAAGTCTAACTTGTTCTTCGGAACTGGCTTGTTGAGCGACAAGAACGAAGTTCGCCTGATTGATATGGCTGACATCGATGGCTCTCAAAACTTCCGTTTGATTATGCGCCTGAGCGCTGGTATCCAGTACGGTATCGGTAGCGACATCGTTTACTACGGAGCTTAATTAATTTCAAAAATCCTGATAGGGGTGGTGGTGTAATGACGCCCCACCCCTTTCTTTTTTAACAAATTAAACAAAAACAAAATGGCTTGTGCATTATCCCTTGGCCGAATCGAACCTTGCAAAGACGTTGTAGGTGGAATTCAGGCGGTTTACTTTCTGAACTATCAGAATCTTACGGTTACCTACGATGTAACCAATACAGACGCTATCGATACATTGGGTAGCGGTTTGACGGCATACAAATACGAATTGAAGGGTACGTCTTCTTTTGAGCAGGCAATTACTTCAAGCCGTGATAACGGAACTACGTTCTTTGACCAAACCTTGAACCTGACCTTGCACAAGTTGAGCAAGCAATCACACAAGGAAATCAAGTTGATGGCTTACGGCCGTCCTATCGTAATTGTAGAAGACCGCAACTCTAACTTCTTTGTTGCAGGTTTGGAACACGGTTGCGAGGTTACCGGAGGAACAATTGTTACCGGTGCTGCTATGGGCGATATGTCTGGCTACACCTTGACCTTGAATGGCCAAGAGCAGTTGCCTGCAAACTTCTTGGATGGTACTTTGGCTGCTTCTGGTATTTCTACGATTGTCTCCGGTTCAGATTTTTAATGACCTATGGAAAAGGCATTAAAGATTATGAACCAAATGTCTGCCCAGCGGTTTGAGTTTGCTGCTATTGATGATTTGCGTAGCGATGTTAAAAAGCTTTCCGCAAAGGCATCTGAGGTAGCAGGATTCGTTTCTAAATTTAAGCAGTTGAAGCAGGAGTACGACAAAATGGAGTCGACTCGTGCTACGCTGGTTAAGGAGGCGCAGAGCTTATCCGGTAAGTCTGGTGTATCCGTTGACACGGTTGGGCGTGAGGCCGCTGCACTTGGCGTTGACGGACGTTCAATTAAAGAAGTACAACAATGGCAATCTGCCAACCTTGAATTGTTAGGAGCAGTTCAGGACTTAATCAATTTAGGAAAATGAGCAAACAAACTATCTATAATATCCTTGCTGCAAAGGCAGTAAAGGTTGAGCTAAATGCGGTATCTGAATTAGAGCAGTTGTATGCAAAGTTTGATAAAGAATCAAATGATGCCTACAATGTCTATCAGCGTTTATCAAGGGGTTTTTCTGACCTTGGAGAACTTGTTGCCGAAGCCCAATTTGCCCGCCAGGACATTTACAAGAATTATTCTCTTGCAGTTACCAAGGCACGTGAATTAGCGAAGAGTGCCGAATCTTTGGGAGTTGAAGTTCCTGCGATTGCTAAAAAGGTATTTGACTATGGAGATATTGACGATGTTGCAACTAAGCTTGACAATCTAATTAAGAAAGCGCCAAAGTAATTTACTTTACCAAAATAAAGAGCCACCCCTAAAAGGTGGCTTTTTTTATTTCTCCTGTTCAAGTTCTTTTATTCTGTACATCCAGTAATTAGCTCTGCTAGCATCACCCATATCTTTCCAGAACAAGTAGCGCTGCCAAAGCTCCGACTCTTTAAATGTAATTTCCATTTTGTAAGTGTTTCAGCAAACATACTAAGAAAAGAAATACAAAAAACAACAAACGAGTTATTTGTAAGATGAACATTTTAACTACAAGCGCATCAGCGCAGAATTTGCAAATCATCCCTCGCTCGTTTCCTGCTTCTGTATCGGCACGGTTAACGAATGAGTCCACCAATACCACCCAAACGCAAACAATCGCTCCTACAAGCGCAAACGGGTATATGACCTTGAATGCTGCTTGGACATTAAAGGAAGCAAACTTCTACCTATTGGAGGTATTTGATGGCGTAAATTTGATTTACAGAGGTCGTGTATTCTGCACGAACCAAACAAACTTCGAGAAGTTCACGGTAAACAATGGCGTTTACACGCAAGAGCAGGCAGGAGATAACACGTTCGTAATTATATGAGCAACATACGATTTATGGCCTTGAACTCCTACGTTAAGCCGCAGGTAAAGGAGGTTAGTGGAAAGAGTTGGATTGAGTACGGAGATGATAACAATTATTTCCAATACCTAATCGACCGCTACAATGGAAGTCCTACCAACAACGCTATTATCAATGGCGTTATTGATATGATTTTCGGCAAAGGTCTTGCCGCAACAGACGCAGCACAAAAGCCAGATGAGTACGCAATGATGATGTCGTTGTTTACCAAGAACTGCGTTAAGAAGGTTGTTAGTGACTTTAAGATGATGGGCAATGCTGCCTTTCAGGTGATTTACAACCAAGACCATTCCAAGATTGTAGGTGTTGAGCATATCCCGGTAGAAACCTTGCGTGCTGAACGTGCAAACGAAGACGGATTTATTCCCGCTTACTACTACGCTAAGGACTGGAATCGTGTAGCACAACGCAAAGAGGTACCTGTACGCATTGAGGCGTTTGGTATGTCCAAAGCAGGAATCGAGATTCTATACATCAAACCGTACAAGGCAGGATACTACTACTACGCACCCACGGACTACCAAGGTTCCTTGCCTTATGCCGAATTGGAGGAAGAGGTAGCCAACTACCATATCAGCAACATCAAGAACGGCCTTGCTCCGTCTATGCTGATTAACTTCAACAACGGAACACCAACCGAAGAAGAGCAGACGTTAATTGAGGCACGTATTGCGGATAAGTTCTCCGGTAGCTCGAATGCCGGTCGGTTTATCCTAGCTTTCAACGACAATAAGGAACTTGCCGCAACAATCGAACCCGTACAATTATCGGACGCAAGTGAGCAGTACCAATTCCTTTCGTCTGAATGTACGCAGAAGATTATGGTAGGCCACCGTGTAACGTCTCCGATGCTTTTGGGCATTAAGGACAATAGCGGTTTGGGTAATAATGCTGACGAATTGAAGACGGCATCTATCCTTTTCGATAACGTGGTTATTAGACCATTACAGGAGATTATCC